AGCTCTTGACACCGAGACCGAGGGTTTTGATCCGCATACCAATAAAACGTTGTCCGTACAGTTAGGCGATGGCAATAACCAATACGTTATAGATTGCAAAACTGTAGAGATAGAATTGTTTAAGCCGTTACTTGAAAGTAACATAATAATAATGCACAATGCGCAATTTGATTTAAAATTTTTAATGCATCTAGGAATAAACATTACAAAAGTTTATGATACATTTTTGGCAGAATGTATTCTCACAACTGGGTATGAAAATCAGGAAGTCTCTCTAGGGCATGTTGCAAAAAAATATTGTACTATCGAGTTAGATAAAACTATTCGAGGTCAAATTTTTAGGGAAGGTCTTAGTGACAGAGTCATCTTGTATGGCGCCAACGATGTAAGGTATTTACATGCTATACGAGATCTACAGTTGGAACAAATAAAGAAGTTTAATCTTGAGAACGTTTTAGAACTCGAGAATACAGTGGTAAGAGTATTCGCCAAGATGTCTTATGATGGCATATCTCTTAATACCGCTAAATGGTTAGAAATAGCCGAGATTACTAAGCAAAATGTCTGTAATCTCGTGGAAGTATTAGATAACATAGTACTAAATGAAGACAGACTTTCACGTTTTGTACCGCAAGGATTTCAACAAAATTTATTCGACTTTAAAGAAAGAAAGATAGATATAAATTGGGCTTCTCCGATACAAAAATTACATGTTTTAAAAGCATTAGGATTAAAGGTTGATTCTACAGGAGATAGGGAACTACAGAGAAATAAAAAAGCTCATAAGTTAGTAGCTACTCTTATAGATTATAATAAGCAAGATAAACTTGCATCATCATTTGGCCATGATTTTTTAAAACATATAAATAAAAACACTGGCAGAATACATGCCGGATTTTGGCAAATACTCTCAACAGGACGAATATCGGTATCTAACCCAAATCTTAACCAGATACCCTCCAAAGGAGAATTAGCCAAAGTAATGCGTTCTGCGTTTATCCCTAGAAAAGGATATAAGATTGTAGGAGGTGATTATAGCTCATTTGAGCTAGCCATTATAGCAGAGTATAGTAATGATCCACTGTGGATGAATACGTTGAAGAATGGCGGTAATTTACACTCAGAACTGTGTGCTGCAACATTTGATATACCTATAGAAGATGTTAAGAACCCATTTCCACCAAAACCTGATATTACATACAGAGATGTTCAAAAAACAGTAGATTTTGGATTAGCATATGGAATGTCACATTTCAAGTTAGCAGATACTATTGATGTATCTGAAAGAGAAGCTATGAAGATCATTAATAAGTTCTTCAAAGTAGTACCTAAAGTTAAAGAATTTTTAAATGCCTTAGGTAAGTTCGGTAAAAAAAATGGATATATTTTTACAGCTAAGCCGTTTAGAAGAATCAGATGGTTTACTAATTGGAATAAATTACAAAATAATCCTGATGATCCTAACAAATTAAAATGGTTAGGCGAGATTGAAAGAGCCGCTAAAAATATGCCTATTCAAGGTACTAATGCTGATGTTATTAAACTTGCACTTATTAAAGTACAGCAAGAAATAGACAATAACAATTGGCCAGTCAGAATACTACTTTCAGTTTATGATGAAATTCAAACTGAATGTCTTGAAGATAAAACAGAAGAATGGAAATCTAAGTTAGAAGAACTTATGATTAAAGCTGCAAAAATAGTATTAAAAAAAGTACCAATACAAGCTGATTGTAATATCAGTGATCATTGGTCAAAATAAATTCTCATAAAATATAAAAACTATGTTTCAAAAACTAAAAAAACTAGATCATAAATTTGAAAAACCAAATGTCTTAGATGAAGTAAAATTAAAAACAATGCATCAGATAGACGAGAAATGGTTTAATATATACGAAAGTGGAAATTCTCTTTTTGAATATATGGGATCATGGTTATCAAAAATTGAAAAAGATTTACCATACATTATAGATAGATTAAAAAATGGTAGTACTACACAAGCTCTATCTCATATTCATCATACAATGAATGGATGGTCATATGAAAGAGTAATGAGTATAATAGAATATATTCGTTTTGAATTACCGTTATTATTGGATATATATAAAGTTAAATTATATCCCAAATCTATAATAAATGACAAAAGAATTATTAGGTACGATCTTATGTACAAATATAAGGATATCTATTTAAGAACAAATAAAGAACTTAAACATGTATTAAATCTTAAACATAAGATTAATCTTTTAGAAGAGATTTTAAATATATTGCCTAAAAAGAAGAAAATGAAAACCAAAAAAACTTTTGAATCTTTCAAAGATACAACTGATATTATTGAAATGGAAATGTATCGATTCTTAAATGGATCAACTAAACAAAAAAGAAGAGAAGGTTTTAGAAATATAATTACTATACAAAGGTTGGCAAAATAATATAAAATATTTTCATATGGTAATAAAACACCAATTATTATGGAAATAAATGTTAACTTTTTAATTAACAATGCCATTACTGCAAATCAATTTTTATTAATGTCACTAATTCATTCAGAAGAAAAAACTCTTTTAAAATTATATTTAGAGAGTAATCAACAAAATCAGATCGATTTAGTTGAATTAGTGAAGGCGAGATTCATTCATAATTCTAACAAAGAAAATGAGTTAGATGTTGAAAAGATAAGTGTTAGAACTAGATTTACAGAAATGATTTTCGGTAAACCGGATGATATGTTCGATGAATTAATTGAAACCTATCCGGTTAAAGTAATAAGGTCTGATGGAAGACCTGACTATATGCGAAGAGATCTTAAAAGATGTCGAAGTATATATAATAGAATAATAAACAAATCAAAAAAGAAACATGAGCATATACTAGAGTTGCTGACATACGAAATTGCGTATAGACGGCGTGAAAATTCTCTCATGTATATGAAAATTCTGCCAAAATGGCTTGCATCAGAGGAATGGACTACTACTGAGCAGATCAAAGGAGATTCTGATCAACCATTTAAACAAGAGGAGGCAGGGTATGGTGAATGTTTCGAATAAATTACCTTATATTCACATCAGCAAAGCCACCAATGAGATTATAAAACTCATTGACAATAGACGTAAAGGAATTATCAAATCGTTAAAAACTCGTTGGCCAAAGCTTAATAGAGTATGTATGGGCGGAATAGAGGCAAATACAATAATAACAATTGCTGGAATTAGTGGGAGCGGTAAAAGTTCGTTTCTCAACAGCCTTGAAACAGATCTATTCGACCTGAATCCAAAGGAAGATTTTGTAATATTATCATTTAACTTGGAGATGCTTTCTTCCAAACAAGTCGGTAGGAAACTATCAAAACGTTTAAAGAAAACCACAAGTGAATTGTATAGTGGAATGAACTCTTTATCTGAGGAAACATATCAACAAGCTGTGAAAGCAGCTGAAAAAATAAGAGAATATCCGATTTATTACGTTGATATGCCAGGAACTGTAAAGGAAATAGAAAACACAATTATAGAATTTTCTTCTGAACCTTTTATTAAAGGCAAATGGGTGATCATAACATTAGATCATACTTTGTTAATAAATAGTACAAGAGGAGAAGAAGATAGGACAAAATTAGCAGAACTTCAAAGAATGTTTATGCAGATGAAAAAGCGTGGTAAAAATACTATCATTCAACTTAGTCAAATGAACAGGGAAATTGAAGAAGCTGCTAGGATAAACAATCCTCAATTACACTTGCCTACCAGACGAGATATTTTCGGAGGTGACTCTGTTTATCAAACTAGTGACTATGTAATGATTATACATAGACCGGAAACCTTAAATATTAAGGAATATGGAATTAAGAGAGAAGCTACTAAAGGTAAAATCTTTTTACATTTGATCAAAAATCGAGAAGGCGAAGTAAAGGTATTAAGATTTATAGAAAATCTAAAATACAATACAATTGAAGAATGGAATCCAAAAATACAAGTTAGTACTAAAGAAAATAAAGATGAAAAAAAACAAATATAGTTTTGTGATCGATATGGAAAATGCAGTTAGTGAAGGAACTGCAAAATTTTATATCAAGCACATAGTGAATAACGCTAAAAAATTAGGACTGTCTATAACTGGACAAGTTAATTCACGTAAAGCAGTAGCAAGAGGATTAGAGTTTGCCGGATTAGGCAATGCAATCATCGTAGGTATTTCTAAATCTGCTGACTTAGAATGGGTAGAACGCCTTGAATATATAGCAGAAAAAGGAATGGCTCCCGTACTGGATATCATAGAAGATTATTCAGAAATTATCGCTAAAATGCGTGAGTATGCAGCATCTCGTTTTGTAAACTATTACACTTCGAATGGCGATACAGTGCAGGTTTTTGTTGGTGAAGCTTTTATCATGGTTGGCAACAAGTTAATCAGAAAAAGTGAAGTTAGCGACATCCTTACGCTTATGAGTTACGTTTAAAATTCACAAGAAAAAATAATACCCTTCTTAAATAAGAGGGGTATTTCATAGAATATCATATTTTTTAAAAACATATCAAATATTATTTTATTTATGTTAAATACATATAATATATAAATATGGCTAGAAAAATATTGGTATTAGGAGAATCAGGTTCTGGTAAATCGTATTAAAAATGTAACTTTATCCTAAATATTACGTAACTATAAAAAATAGTTATTATGAATTTAAAGGATACTGATTATTACAATCAGATGAAAATAGAATATACAAAAGAAAATATCAGTTTAAATAAACTTAGTAAAAAATATAAAGTAGCTAGATCTACCATTTCAAAATGGTTTAAAAGAGATGGTATTAAAATTATAAATTTACAAAATATAGCTAAGTTTAATTATAGAATATTTGATAAAATAAATAGTGAAGAAAAAGCCTATTGGTTAGGTTTTATATATGCAGATGGATATGTATCATCTAGAGATAATACTTTTGAATTATCATTAGGACTTAAAGATACTATACATTTAATAAAATTTGCTAAATTTTTAGAATATGAAAATAATATTAAAACTGATAGTTTTAGATGTAGATTCTCAGTTACAAATAGACATTTTCACAAAAAATTAAATGAATTAGGAATAATACCTAAAAAAAGCTTAGTAATTAAGTTTCCGGATAAAAATATATTACCATTAAAATTATACATTCCTTTTATAAGAGGTTATTTTGATGGCGATGGTTATGTGGGAACTAATATAATGAAAAACAAAAGAAGATATTACAATGTAGCTTTATTAGGAACAAAACATTTTTTAACAGCAGTATTAAATTTTTTAGATATAAAAAGTAATCTAAGACTTGCTAATAAAAATGGAGCTATAGAAGCTAAACAATTTGAATTATCAAAAAATAAAGGATTATTATTATTAATAAAACTTTATAGTAATTCAAAAATTCATTTAGAAAGAAAATACAAAAAATACAAGGAATTTGCCGTCTTAGCTAGTAATAGTTAAGATTATAATCGAGCAAATACGGGGAAGGCTTAACTGCTAATCCCGTGGTAACTTATAAAATTAAAGAATTATAAGTACCGTAACGCGTAGATATTGAAATTAAAATTAATGACCGTCTGTATAAATAATAAGATAAGCGTTTAGGACGGTTAGACGCGGTACGTGGTAATTAGTACTTCACACTTTTTGTGTAAACAGTAGAATAAATGGCGCAATTTGAGTAAGTCGCGGTAAAAACTGAAGGAACAAGCTACAAGGCCTATTTTAAAATATAATATATCCAAGAGTGTTCGATACCCTACTATTAAGTTAAGGGTAAAAAGGTACGCTAAGCTGAATTGGAAATGACCAATCGATGCAAATGAGGGAAACCTCCAGAGGGTGGGATAAAAAGCCCATCGTTAATAACAATCTGAAAACCAGAGCAGCATGTAATCTCAATTCAAAAGAAACATTTTTAATTTCACCAGATGGTAAAGGATTACCAGTTAAAGGGTGGAAATCTAATTATAAAACCAGTTATTTAGAAAATGGCAAGCTTGATCTTGCTAATACTAATTATTATGAATCAGAAGATCTTGTAGTAATTAAAAAATTGATAGTTGCTATATCAGCAAACAAACCGGAGATAAAAAATATCTTTTTAGATACTATTACAATGGCAATGTTTAGTGAATATATGCGAACTATTAAAGATAAAGGGTATGAGAAATATGAAGACATAGCTGACAAAGTGTGGAAATTAATGATAGTGTTAAAACCTCTTAGAGAAGATTTAACTATAATCATTACTGGACATTTGGAAACAGACTATGATGAAAATGGAGTTAGAAGAACATCTTCTAAAATACCTGCTGGTAAAATATTAAAGAATAAAGTCACTTTAGAAGAATTATTTAATGAAGTACTTTATACTGAGGTTATTCATACTAATGATAAATCTGAATATTATTTTATTACGCAAAATAACGGAAAGAATACATGCAAATCATCCGAAGGGATGTTCGATGATATTAGAATACCTAATGACTATGATTATGTCATTAAAAAAATGATATCATACGAAAATTAAATTAAAATAAACTACGAAGCTGCGAGAGCGGCCTATTAAAACATTTATAATATGTTTAAAGCTAAAGCAACAACGGTATTGAACCAATCAGCAGAAATTAAAACAAATTTCTTAGAGGCTGGTGTACATACTGATATAAAGTTGGATAGAATAGAAACAACTCTTAGCCCTAAAGGCAATAGATTTTTTGCTTTCTATTTTAAAGACGAATCTAATAATTTTGTATCTCACACTGAGTGGGAACCTAAACAAAGAGAGAATGAAACAGATGATTCTTTTAATTCTAAGGTAGATAATATCTATAATAGAGTAGGTCAAATTTGTTCTCAATTTTTAGACAAAGATCCTAAAGTAGGAGAAGAACTTTATACTAAGAATGTAGAAGGAACTTCATTTGAATCTTTTATTAATTCTGTAATGGCATTGATGGAAGGTAAACATGAGGAAACCTTGGTAAGATTAAAAGTTGTATACGGAGATAATGG